CATCCACAGCACCAGCGTGGCGCCGCCGCCGCCGCCACTGGCGCCGTTGCTGGATGAGGCGCTTCCAGCGCCCCCACCGGCGCCACCGCCCACCAGCGTGACGCGTAGCCATGAGTTCGAAGCCAGCGGCACGAACGTGCCCGAGCCGGACGTCAGCTCCACCACGCGCGTCGGCTTGCTGCCACGCCCCATCAACGACGAAACCGCGCTCATGCCCAGAACCTCCAGCCGATGGTGGCGTTGACGTAGGTGAACGTGGCGCAGAAATAGGGCCAGTCGACCAGCATGTCTTCGGCCACGCCCACGATCGGCTGGCCGTTGCGTGCCACGACGTTGTCGGCGCGGCTGTTGGTGAAGCCGATGACCAGCGTGTCGCCGACCGATGGCGAAGCAGGCAGCGTGAGCGTGCTCTGCGCCGAGTTCGTCATCTCATAGTGGTAGTTCTTGACGGCCGTCTGCGTGGTGCCGCTGACCACCATCAGCGGGAAGGCCGGCACGGTCTTCAGCGTCCAGTTCGTGGTGTCCACGCTAGGGTCGCCGGCGGCCGCGGTGCCCGTGGTCAGGCGCATGTAGATCAACCCGCTGGCCGGGCTGGTCACATAACTCACGAACGCGGTGTAGCTGGCGCCGTTGATCCATTTGGGCGCATTCAGGCCGTTCGTCACGGTGTCGACGGCGGTCTGCACCGTCGCGGCGAACACGTTCATGTCGGCACTGAACTGCGTGGTGGCATCCACCCACATATCGGCGCGCGCAGCAAAGTTCGCCGGATCGGCGCGCGTGGGCGCCGCCGGCAGTACGGTGGTCATTCAGGGGGCTCCTTGGATGATGAGCCGGCAGCGGTGCACCGACTCGTAGGGCAAGCTGATCACGGCGTCCTGGTGCCAGCCCAGCACCGCCAGCGATTCGTAGCCCGGCAGCGGCACGGGGATCCAGGCACAGGTCAGCGAGTCGACCGCGTCCAGGAACGCCAGCACCTTGTTCAGCCGCTCGGCGTCGAAGAACATGTCGATCTCGGCGCGCCGCTTCGTCGGCCGGCGGTCGACCGTGGTGCCGTCGGCATCGGTGGAGAACACGCTGGTGGTGACGCGCCGCGCGGACATGCCGTACTGCGGCGAGCCCAGCGCGTAGACGCTGCCCAGCAGCACCGCGCCGACGCTGATCTGCGTCAGCGCCGAGAAAGTCAGCGTGATCAGCGGGTCGCGCACCAGCGGCAGGTCCAGCAGGAACAGGTCGCCCACGTAGTCCAGCGGCGCGGTGAGCCATTCGTACCAGTTATCGATCTGGCCATCGGACACCGCCACCGCCTTGTTCAGCACGTTCAGCCCGGTCACGGCGTCGTCGATCTTCACGTTGACCTGGGCCGCGGACACCTGAAAGATCGCCAGGCCGCCGATCGACTGCCCGGGCCGCAGCACCAGCGTCATCAACGTGCCGGCGTACACGCTGGCCGTCGAGATCGAGGCGTCGAACATCGCGTAGCGGTTCATCGGGCCCACGCGCTTCCACCACTCGGTGGCCGCCGAGCCCGGCGCCGGCGGCGCGTTGCCGGTGTTGGCGCCCTGCACTGATCGGTAGATGCTGCGATGCGCCGTCACCTGCACCAGCGCGTCCTGCGCGTAGGCGGTGCCGGCGCTGTACTCGGGCTGATCGGCGCCGGCCAGCGGCAGCGAGACGATCATCGCGTCGGTGATGCCCACCGGCTTGATGACCTTGACCTCGATGGCCGGCGTCGCGCTCATGCCACCGTCCTGACTGCGAGCGCATCGCCCTGGCTCATGGACTGCAGCGACGATTCGATGTTGTTCAGCGCGCTGACCGTGTTCCTGAAGTCATCGCGCAGGCCCTGCACCTCGGTGCGCAGCGCGGTCACCTCGTCGGCCGTCTTCTTGGTGCTGTCGGCCGTCACCTGCTGCGGCGTGACGGTGTCCAGCGCCGCGCTGGCCGGCGCCTGGCTGGCCAGGCTCTGCAGCGTGGTCTGGTTCTTCTCCAGGTAGTCGCCGATGTTGGCGAACGTGCCGGCCAGGTTGAGCAGCGACGCGATCTTCTCGGCGTCCTTCTCGGGGTCGAAGGCGTCCATCATCGCGCGCAGGTCGGCGCGCTTGCCGAAGTCGCCGATGCTCAAGCCCATCGCGTTGGCCTGGTCCAGCACATGGCGGGCCTGGACCGCCATCTGCTCATCGCTGCTGTAGTACTTGGAGATGTAGTCGCTGGCCTTCTGCGTGAAGGCGTCCAGGCCGCCGCTCAACTGGACGATCGTGTTGCGCGCATCGCTGCTGGACAGGGCCAGCTTGTCGAAGATGCCACCGTACGGTTGGAGCGAATCGCTGATGCCGTCCAGCGCGGCGCGGTAGGCCTCGATCTCGGCGATCTTGGTGCCGAGGTCCTGCAGCGTCGAGGCGTCGGTGAGCTTGGCCAGCTCGTCTTTCGCCCACTTCGGAAGGTCGAGCTGGGCCAGCGCGTCGACGATGGCGCCGGCGGCCGACGCGGTGTACTGTTCGAAGCCCTTGGCCGGATCCTTGTCGAGTGTGCCCAGCGAGTCGCGCCCCGCGATCGTCTTGCCGGCCTGGTCGAGGATGTGGAACAGGCCCCAAGATCCATCACGGCTGTCCGATTCGTAGACCGCGCGCACGGCAGCCGCGCTGGACTCCACGCCGAAGTCCTTGGCCACGCCCGTCATCAGCTTGAGCATGTCGCTCGCAAAGCTGTCGGTCCATCCTTGCATCGCGGTGTTCTGAATGCCGCCCTGCTGCTTGGTAATGTCCTGCACGCCGTCCGCCGAGGCCAGCGAGTAACCGCCGACGTGAGGTGTCGACAGCATGCCCAGCTTGTCCATCGTCCAGTTCATTCGCACCGAGCCGCCCAGAATCTCGGCCCACTTGTCCGACAGCCCGAGCGACTTGAGACCGCGGGTCGTGAGGCCTTCGACGGAGGTGGTGTAGAGCGTGCCGGCCGCGCCGTCGGTGCCGATCTTGTCGCTGCCCGTGTAGCCCTTGGAGTACAGGCTCTCGGCGAGCATGACTGCGGCAGCGATCAGCGCCGCATAGCCGGCGTAGGCGCCCATGGACCCGAGGGCAGATGTGCCGCCTCCGGCTGCAGCAGTGCCACCAGCCGCAGCGCCAGCATCCACGCCCGCCCAACTGCCATTCGCGGCGATCAACGCTCCCAGGCTGTCGCCGCCGGCCGCGCCCACGGCATTGGCATAACCAAGAGACAAAGAGGAAGCGCCCGCCGTGCTGCCGGCGCCCAGCAGTCCGGCCAGACTGTTGACGCCCTGCGAATACCCCGTCAGCGCACCGTAGAGGTTGGTGGCAGTCTGCGCACCATTGAGCGTACTCAGCAAGCCGTTGGCGCCGCCGGACACGCTGCTGAGGCCCAGCATGTTGCCGATGGCCGCGCCGATCAGGCCGACGCCCTCCTGCACGATCGGGACGATGGTCATCTTGATGGCCTGCGCCTCGATCATGTGCAGCACCTGCTTCCAGCCGTCGGTGCCGCCGCCCACCAGCGCGTTGACGATGCCGTCGCTCAGGTCGCCGAAGAACCCCTGCCATGCGCTGGCGGCCTGCACCGCGGCCTGCTTGTCGAAGAAGCGATCGCGGGACTCGGCCAGCTTGTACAGCGCGGCCGCTTCCCGGTCGTACTGCGCGGCCATGTCGGCGTTGGCAGCGCGCACCAGCTCGGCGTTGCGGCCGGCCAGCGCAGCCTTGTCGCGGATGGCGGCTACCTCGTGGCGCTGCAGCGCTTCCACGTTCATGCCCAGGCGAAAGGTGGCTTCCTGCTGCGCCACGACCTGGTCACTGATGGCGTCGGCGTGCTTGCGCACCGCATCGATCGCCTTCTGGTTCTCCTTGGTCGTTTCCTCGATCCAGCGGAATTCTTCCTTCGCCGCGGCCACCACGGCGATCTTCGCCTTGGCCTCCGCCTGTTCCGCGGCGGTGAGCTTCATCTTCCCCGAGTTCAGCTTCTCCATCAGGTCGAGCGTCATCTTCTCGGCCTCGGTGAGCTTGCGGCCGACCTCCAATTCCTTCTCGGCCTCGGCGACGCTCTTGGAGAGCATGGACAGGTAGTCATGCCCGGCCTTCATCGCGTTCTCGACCGCCTTGGCGTCCTTGTCGGTCGCCGCCGCATGAAAGTCCAACTGTTCCCTGTTGTCCTTGACCGCCACCGCAACGCCCTTCAGCTCGGACATTCGCTCCCGGATCCGGCCGCCCACCGTTTCTTCGCTGAAGGCCTTGACGGCGTCCGCGCCGAACTCCCGCATGACGGCGGCGCTCTGTCGCATGCCCGACTGGATCGAATCCCAAGCGCCCGAGAAGTCGCCGGACAGCGCCTTGCGGATGGCGTCGATGAAGCCGCCGAACTGTGCCGACAGCGATGCAACCCAGGCTCCGATGCCCTCACCCATCACCTCCACCCCGCGCTTGACGTAGACGGTCGCGTCCAGCAGGTACGTGAACCCGGTGATCGCCGTGCGCGTCCAGTCGGCCAACGTGCCGTCGGCCGAGAGCTTCTTGACTTCGTCGCGCAGCCCGCCGGTGCCGTTGAGCACATCCAGCATGGCCTGGCTGAACTCGCTGAGCGCGGGCAGCAAGCCCATCGCCAACTCCTTCTTCCAGCCCTGCCCGCTTGCCTGCAGCATCGTCAGGTTGTCGTTGAAGCGGTCGGCCTGGGCCGCTTGCTCGCTGGTGATCTTGGCCTGCAGCTCGCCGGTATCCGCCAAATCTTTCAGGTAGGGCAGCAGCTCGGCGCCGGACTTGCCCAGCAGCGCCATGGCCGCCTGGCTCTTGCCGGTGCCGTCGGCGAAGCCGTCCATCGACTTGGCCACCTGCACCAGTTTCTGGTCGGGCGAGAGGCGGTTGAACTCGTCGAAGTCGATACCCAGCGCACGCATTGCCTGGGCGGCGCCCTTGCCGTTCTCGTCCAGGTCGGCCGTGCTCTTGGCCAGCTTGTTCATCGCGCCGGCGATGGTGTCGGCCGACGTGCCGGTGGTCTTGCCCACGGCCACCAGCGCCGACAGCGCTTCGACGCTGGCGCCGCTCTTCAGCGACAGGTCATGCAAGGCCTCGGCGCCGTCGATCGCGCCCTTGATCATGTTGGCGAACGCGGCCACGCTGCCGACGCCGGCCAGCGCGACGAAGGCGGTCTTCGCCAGGTCCACCGCCTTGGCCACGTCCTCCATGGCCCCGCCAACCATGGACTTCACGCTGTCCATGTCCTGGCGCAGCCGGGCCATGTCGGCCATCATTTCGATGGTGAGTCCGCCGATGTTCATGGAGGGGTCGTCCGGTTGCGCTGCAGCGCGGCCATGAAGGCCACGTCCATCTGCAGCAGGGTGTCGAGTTCCCAGGCCGTCAGCGCCAGCCCGTAAAGCCGGCACCAGGCCTGGATGTCGGTGAAGGTGAGCGGCTGCGGCTGCAGGCCGCTGCGCCGGTGTGAGGACAGCGACGCGAACAGGTCCCACAACGGCTGCAGCAGGCCGGGCAGCCGGGCCAACAGGCGCGGATCGACTCGCCCGGTGTTGGCCGCCAGGCGCTGCAGGTGCTGGCGCACGGTGGCGCCATCTGCCTCGCGCCGGGCCAGCTCGGCGTCGCGCTCCGCAGCGTCGATCAGTTCACGGCGGAGCTGCGCGTAAAACGGTCGCGCTCATCCAGCGCCACGCGCACCTGGGCGCGCAGCCACTGGCGCTTGGGGTCGTTGTACAAGGCGCGCGCGGCGGCCGGGGTGAAGGGGACGGCGGCGCCTTCCCAGCCCAAGGTGTTGGCCACCAGCTCGTCGGTTTCTTCGTCGTAGTCCTCGGCGGGGTCGGTCACGGGCATGCGGCCGGTCTTGGCGAATTCGGCGCGGAACTTGCGCTGCCGCACGAACTGGCGGCGCTTGCGCTCGGGGTGCTCGGGGCCGGCCAGCGTGATGACCATGGGGGTGGACATGCCGTCGCGGTCCTTGATGCGCAGGGCGGCGGTGGGCACGTCTTCGATGGCGTTGAAGTCGAACAGGCCGGTCGCGTCGTTGGCGGCAAGGGTGGCGGTGGATGCGGTGGTGTCGTTCATGATGCTTTCGCGGGTGAGTGGTCAAACAAAAGCGCCCGTGCCCAGACCGGCCGCCACCCGCGAAGGAGGCGAACCGGCCCGGGTCGGTGCTGGGAACAGCCGGTGCAGGCGTCTGGACGCCGCGCCGGCCGGAAGTCAGGCCTGGGCGTCCTGGATGGAGATCGTGGTCTTCTCGGTGGCGATGCCGCCGCCGCCGCTGACGTTGAGCAGCGCCTGGAACGGCAGGGTCTGCACCAGGCCGCCGTCGCTGTCGTTCTTGGCGGCGCCGCCCACTTTGATGCGCGGCAGCACGATGGCGATGAAGTCGCTGGCGGCGGTGTTGTCGGCGGTGAAGGCGCCGATGAGGTCGATCTCGGTCTCGTTGATGAAGGCGTCGCGCAGCGCGGTGCTGTCGAAGTAGGCGGTGAGCTGCCCGGTGATCGGCACCTGGCCGGGGAACAGGAAGGGCACGGTGTTGGAGCCCACCACCGGGTCACCGTTGAAGCTGGGGTCGATGTCGATCGTCAACCCGGTGAGCGACGCCACCGGCTGGCCGCTGATGCGGCACACGCCGTTGACGGCGGCCAGCGCGCCGGTGCTGGTGATGGCGGTGGGCGAGGTGAAGTACTGCGCGGTGGTGGCAATGCCACCGCGCTTGGCCGCGGTGTCGGCCATGTCCTGGCCCATCATGTCCATGCTGATGGTGGCCAGGCCGGTGGGCGGCAGCGCCAGCGACAGCTTGTCGACCTTGCAGCCGAGGAACAGCTCGCTTTGCACCTGGTCGACGTACCAGTGTTCGAAGGCGAAGCTCTTGTCGGTGTGGCCGCTGGTGGGCAGGTAGGTCTTCTTGCCGGTCACGCTGACGCCGGCCGAGGCAATGGGGCCTTCGGCCACCAGCGCGGAGCCGTTGAGCGTGACGACGGTGGCCACGGTGGCGGTGAGGGCCACGATCAACAGGTTCTTGTTGAGGTTGGCGGCGTTGAAGCTGCCGGCGGTCAGACGGACCACGTCGCCGGCCTTGAAACCGTCCGTCAGGTAGCTGCCGGCGGCGCGCGTGACGGTGTAGGGACCGGTGCCGGCGATGGTGATGCTGGCGCCGGTGGCGGCCGCGCCGGCGGCGAAATCGCGCTTGAGCGCGGCGGCGAAGAAGTCCTTGTAGGTGGCGCAGCTCAGCTCGCCGCTGAGCTTGCCGGCGACGCGGCGCACGCCGTGGCGGTAGTCGGCGATCTGGAAGTCGGGGCGCTTCTCGTTGGACTTGTAGGTGTCCTTGTTGAGGTCGATCGTGCTTTCGACGCGGCGCAGCAGCTGGCCGGCGGACTGGCCGGGCGCGGCGCCGAAGGCGGCTTCGATCTTGTAGGCCAGTTGCTTGTACAGGCCGGCGGCGGGATTGGGCATAACGAACTCCTTTTAGGGTTCCTGGTGGATGACGACGAAGTCCACGGACTGGTAGAAGACGCTGCGGTCGTCATCGCGCAGGTCGGGGCCGATCAGTACGCGCACGGCGCTGGCGACGCGCACGCCGCCGATCAGGCCGCGCTGGTGGTTGCAGGCGGTGACGACGGCATCGAGCAGCGTCTTCACCGCCGGGTAGTTGGCGGCCAGGCCGGTGACCTGGATGCGCGCTTGCATGAGGCCGTAGCCGGCCTGCGCATCGAGCGTGGGCAGCGGCACGGTGCTGACGTGTTCGACCACCAGCGCCGGTAGCGGGCAGCCCTCGGGCAGCGGCCCGGGGTAGCAGCGATCGCCCACCAGCGAGGTGACGGCGCTGGCTTGCATCAGCAGCGCACGGATGGCTTTCTCGGCGCGCATCAGTCGTCGGGGTCGAGCGCGATGTCGGGCGCGTCGATGCCTTCCTTGGTGAGGCGGCGCTGGATCTGCTGGCCGAAGGCCAGCACGGCGGCCTGCACGGCGGCATCGAGCGCGGGACGCATGAACGGGTGCTTCTGTGCGCCGGGGTGGTCGACGCCGTTGCGCGCGATGCCGGCGAAGAACAGGCTGTGGGCGGCCTTGGGCTTGATGAAGTGCGCCTTGGCGCCGAACTCCACCAGGTGCGCATAGAACGGCCGGCCCTTGCCGCGGCCGCCGGCGGTGACGGTGGCCACGGGCTGGCCGTCGCGCAGGCGCACGCTGGTGCGGATGCTGTCGCGCAGCTTGCCGGTGCGCACGGGCACCTGGCGCTTGGCTTCGGTCTCGATCACCTTGGCGCCCTGCCGCAGGGCGCTGCGCAGGATGTTGCGCTCGATCTTGTCGGGCAGCTCGTCCAGCGCGCGCTGCAGCTCGGCCAGGCCCTTGATCTTGATTTCAAGCATCGCTGGTTTCCTCGCAGTCGATGTCCAGCCAGCGCCGGCGGCCGGCTTCGCGCGTGCCCTGAATCTGCAGGCGGCGCGCGCCGAGGGTGATGCGCCAGGTGGCTTGCACGTCGGCGCGCCAGCGGATGCGCACGGTGATCTGGCGCGCCATCACGCGCTGTTCGGCCGCCGTCGCCTCGGCCGCCGCGCGCTCGACCAGGCGGCCCCACACGGTGGCGACGGCGACGAAGGTGACCAGTTCGGCGCCGTAGGCCGAATCGCGCGCGACGCTGGGCCGCTCCAGCGTCAGGCGACGGTCGAGCGATGCGATGAACGACATGGGGCGCTAGACGGTGAAGACGCGGTAGCGGTCGAGCAGGCCGTCGATGAACTGGTTGCGCTCGATCGGCTTGCCCAGGGTCCAGGCTTCGCGGTTTTCGTAGAAGGCGCCGACGCGCAGCAAGATCCACTGCCTGACGACGGCGGGCACGGCCGCGGCGCTGGCCCAGCCGCAGGTGAACTGCACCTGCACGGCACCGAGATGCACGCGCGCGGCGGGCCAGCCCTTGCCGTAGGCCGGCGCCACGCGTGCGGTGTACTCGTCGGCCAGGTCCACCTGGTAGTCGGCGCCGGCCGTCAGCGTGGTGAGCGCGCCGGTATCGGCCGCGGCGTAGCGCACGGCGTCGACGGCGGTGACCGGCGGCCGCCGCAGCTCGATGCAGTCCGGGGGGAACGCATCGAGCGTCAGCAGCCACTGCTGGGGCATGATGGCGCGCTGCATCAGGTGCTCGGCGTCCTGCGTGGCGGCGGCCACCAGGCTGGTGAGCAGCGCGTCTTCCTCGGTGCCGAGGGTGTCCACCCGGCAGTGCGCCTTGGCCTCGGCCAGGCTGACGCAGGGCAGCGCGGGCGGCGTGAGCAGCTTCAGCGCCATGACCGTTGATCTGCAGCGTTAGGCGGCGGCGCCGTCGTCGGACATCAGCGATTCGGCGTAGGCCACCGCGGCCGGATCGGGGTCGACCAGGCCGTCCTGGCGGGCCACTTCGGCTTCGGCGGTCGGCAGCACGGCCACTTCGTTGCACTTGCCGTGGACGCAGTCGATCAGCACACGGGCCTTCACCTGGCCTTCGGGGACGGCCTTGGCTTTCTTGGACATGGATGTTCTCCGGTGGATGGAAGGGTGTCCGCGGCGCACCGCGGACAAGGCGCCGTTAGGTGGCGCTGTGCTGGTAGAGCTTGACGCTGTTCACGTCCATCAGGTTGCCGCCAGCGCGCGACCAGGCCAGGAAGCCGACCTGGCCCTTGCTCATGTACGCGCTGTCGTCGAAGCGGAACAGCGTGACCTGCATGGCGTCGCGGATCATGTAGCGCTGCAGGTTGCCGAAGGCCAGGCTCTTGGCGTTGGCGGCCGGCGCGGGCATGTCGTTGTTGATGTAGACGGGGTAGCCCAGCAGCCGGTCGGGCGTGGCGGCGGCGGCGCCTTCGTCGTAGCTGGGCGTCCAGATGGGGCGGCCCGCCGTGTCCTTGATCTTGCGGACCGCCCGCCGCAGGGCCTGGCTGAACATCCATCCAGGCTCAGGCGACACCAGCGACGGCGAGGACACGGGGTTGTCGAGGTAGGCCGCGTCGAGCGAATCGACCAGGTCGACCAGGTCGTCATAAGCGATCGTAGTGGTTTGGCCGGTGCCGCCCACCTTGCCGACGCTGGCAGCCACCGTCAGGCCCATCGGCTGCCCCGTGCCGGTGCCGGTGCTGAAGTGGATGTTCTGAATGCGGCCGATGCGGTCGCGGCAGCGGCGAAACACCATGGCCTGCACGTCGATCTGGCTGTCCTGCAGCAGTTCGATGGGTACGGCAATGACCTTCGAACCGAACTTGAAGACGTTCAGCGCACGGGTCCCGAAGGTCGGGTCGGCCGCGGCGGCCGCGGTGTTCTGCGCAACCAGTTCACCCACTTCGGACGTGCCGTCGCTGGTGGGGTACCCGAGGTCGACGCCGCTTTCGGTGGTGATCTGTTCGGCCACGCGGCGCATGAAGGCGTAGGACTTCAGCAGGTCGATGAAGTCGCGCGAGACCTGCGGCTGCACGGTGTAGCCGCCTTCGGAGCCGGTGGTGGTGCTCATGGTGTTGCGCACCAGCGTGGCCTCCTCGTGGCTCATTTCGCGCGCATGCTTGCGCAGGAAGATGTCAATGCCGAGCTGCATGTCGGTCAGCTTCTTCTCGGGGTCCTTGCGCTGCGCGTCATTGAAGTTCTTCTCGGCATGCTCGTCGAGCATGCGCTGGTGCGCAGCGATCTGGCGCTGCAGGCGCTCGGCTTCGTCGCTGTCGGCGTCGAAGGTGGCCTGGTCTTCGGTGGACCACGTCTGCGCGCCCTTCTCGGCCAGCAGGTGGTTCATCTTCTTGTTGAGAGCGGCGAGGCGCTCCCGCAGGGCTTGGATGCTCATGAGGGTTCTCCGGTGTTGAGCGAGGAACAAAAAGGGCTGCACGCGGCAGCCCTTGTCTCGACGCGGGAGCGCGTCAGAGTCGTTGCGCGGACACCGCCAGGCGGCGCCGGTTGTGGGCGAGCTGGGCGGCCAGCGCAGCATCGAGGTCGGCCGGCGCCGGCGGTGCAGACGCCTGCAGTTGCGGCGCCTTGGCGTAGGCGGACAGGTTCCAGCGGGCGGCCGCGGCGGGGTCAGCGGTGTCGCGTTTGGTGTTGGGCACGACGGCGTCGACGAAGCCGGCGTCCAGCGCTTCCTGCGGAGTGAACCAGGTCTCGGCCTCCATCCAGGCCACGACCTGGTCGAGCGTGGCGCCGGTCTGACGCGCATAGTCGGCGGCGATGAGGCCGTCGATCTTGTCGAGCAGGTCGCCGGTGCGCTGCAGCTCGCGCTTGTTGCCGTAGGCCAGGGTCCAGCTCTCGTGCACCATGAGCATGCCGCCTTCGGTGATGTCCAGCGTGTTGCCGGCCATGGCCAGGTAGGTGGCGGCGCTGGCGGCCAGGCCGTCGATGTGCGCGTGGACGGGGCCGGGGTACGCGACCACGGCCGCGGCCATGGCGCGCGCCTCGAACACGTCGCCGCCGGGACTGTTGATGTGCAAGTGCAGCTTGCGGTCACCCAGGCCGGCCAGCGCTTCGACCAGCGCGGCGGCACTGGCGCCCCACCATTGGTCGATCACGTCGTACACGTAGACGTGGGCCTCGGCATCGGCCGCTTCGACGCGGATGGCAGGGCCACCTTCGGTGCGGGCGTTGTCGCGCAACAGTTGCAGCAGCTTGGAGACTTTCATGAGGCGGGGTCCTTTGCGGTGGCGGGGTCGGCAGCCGGCTGGGACTGCGCGCGGAAGAGTTCGTCGCCGCCCGGCACCGGCGGCAGGTTCTTGAGCTTGCGGACTTCGTTGATGCGCATCCAGCCGTTGCCGGTGCCGGGGCCGCCGAGCGCGGCGCGGAAGAATTCGGCCTGCGCCTTGCTGTCGCCGCCCAGCAGCGCGTCCAGTTCGAACTCCACGAAACGGCCGGCGCGCTTGTACAGCTTGCGGTTGAGTTCCTCGCCCCAACGCGTGAGGTGCGGCTTGATGGTGAAGATGACGAAGCCCAGCACGATCTGTTCGATGCCGGTGCCCCAGGAACTGGCCTTCTCGCTGTTGCCGATGAGGATGGGCGGCACGCCGAGCGCCTCGCAGATGTCGGCCTTCTCAAAGTTGCGCAGCGACATCAGCTCCAGGTCGGCGGGGCTGATCGACAGCTCCTTGGCGGTCGCACCTTCGGTCAGCACCAGCGGCAGCTTGCGGCCGCCACTGCCCCCGTACGTGGCGACGAAGCTCTTGCGCAGCAGATCGGCCTGGTCCGGCGCCATCTTGTTGGGGTACTGCAGCGCGATCTGCGGCATGGCGCCCTCGCCCAGCGTGCGGCCGGCGAAGTTGGCCGCGGCAAGCGAGTTGCCGACGGCCTGGCGCGCGGCGTAGCCGATGGCGGACAACGAGCGCAGGCCGTCATAGCCCAGGCCGGTGAAGTGCAGCATGTCGTCCTGCTCGACGCCGTAGGCCTTGCCGGTGTACGGGTCGACGCAGTCGTACATGATGCGGCTGCCGACGCGATAGGGCCGCACGTTGTCGGGGTGGTGCACGCGCAGGCCGGCGACGGCAGCGCCCTTGCGCAGGATCTCGGTGTGCTGGTCGCCGCGCAAGAAGACGCAGCGCACGATCCATTCCTTCCAGCTCGCCGCGGTCCATGCATCGTCCGGCGATTCGTTCAGCAGCCACCAGATGACGGTGGGCGACAGCCGTTCGCGCTGGCCATCGAGCCCGACGCCGTATTCGTGAATGGGCAACTGGGTGATGGAACCGGCCAGCTTGGACAGGCAGGCATAGACCGTGCTGACCTGCATGGCGGTCTGATCGGTGACCGGCACGCCGGCCGACGACAGGATCGGCTGGAACAGCGCCAGCATGCCGTCGCGGTCGCTGCTGGTGACGGTGCCGCTGCCGGCGTTGCGCACCACCACGCCGGCGCGCGCCGCGCGCCCAGGATCGTCGGCCAGCCATTGGGCGAGCACGCGCGACGGCTGGTAGCTGGCGGTGAGATCGAGGTGGGCGGCTTGCATCAAAGCTCCATCAGGCCGGCTGCCGGCGCACCGGCAGAACGGCCGGCACCTGCAGCACGTCGCCGTTCGCGCCGGTGGCGGTGCACAGCAGCGCGTAATCGGTCAGGTCCACGCCGCCGGTGACTTGCTGCAGCACCTGGGCCGGGTTGGCGGGATCGACGATCGGAGCACCGGCGCGCACGTCGGACTGATCGCCGGCGGCAGACCAGGCGGTCCAGCACTGCACGGCCGGCGCCGACACCGCGGCCGCTTCGGCCGAGAAGTCGAATGCGACGGTCACGGTTTCGCCGGGCAGCTTGACGGGAAAGCGAGTCGTCATCGGTCACCCCACTTCGCGATGCGCTGCACGGCGCTGGCCGCGGTCTTCCAGACCCGCCCCGCGGCCGAGGCCAGATAGCCGGCCGTGGCGACGAGAGCCGGCACCACGGGCCCGCCGCCGCCGCTGGTGGTGAGCGCTGCCAACAGCGACTGCGCAGCGATGAGCGCCTTGCGCACCAGCTTCGCCGCCGAGGCGCTGGCCACCGTCACGCCGGCGCGGGTGATGCTGACCGCGCGCCGCAGGCCGGCCGATGCCACGACGCTGGCGACCAGGGTCAGCAGCTTTACCTTCGTCATCGACAACGCCGCGCCGGCGGCAGCGGTGGCCGACTTCGCCGCGCTGATGGCGCGCTGCACGGTTGCGCCCACGCTGAGGGCACAGGCCTTCGGCATCGAGACCAGTTTGGCCAGGCCGGCGCTGGTGCCGGCCGAAGCGGTGCGCACCAGCTGCACCGAGCGCTTCACCGTCGCCGACGTGGTGACCGTGGCCGACAGTGCCAGCAGCTTGGCTTTGATCGTGACCAGCGTTGCCGACAGCGTCGTGGTGGCAGACCGCATGATCGCCACGCCGCGCGTCAGCGTGGCGGTCGCTGTCGTCGTCGCCGAACGCCGGGCTGCAGTCGATCGGGCCACCGCCGCCGTTGTCGTGGCGCCAGCCGCCTTTGCCGCGCCTGTCGCCGCCGCCTTGGCCGCCACCGCCGCCGTCGTGGCCACCTTGCTGCTGGCGGCCGCGCGCGCGATGACTGCCGACGCGGTGACGCCGGCAGTGAGCGTTAGCGCGACCAGACCACCGCCCGCTGACGCCGGCGGCAGCAAATCGTCCCGCGGCGCGAAGACTCGGGCGAAGTACTCGCGGCTGACTTCGCGCGCCCGCTCTGCCTCGGCAGTCCACCCCGACCAGAAAGCAGCCTCAACGACGTGGCCGGTCAGCACCTCACCAGTGCTGTTGCGGCGGCCAAGAGTCAGGTACTTGTCTGTGATGTAGATGTCTTGGCCGCCCGCGTAACTGACCCAAGACTCACCGTTGACATACGCTGTTAGAGGTCCGCCGGATCTGTTGGAGACGACGAGGGTTGCAATGCTGCCAGCATAGAGCGCGCGCGTCGACGTGGCCCAGAGCGCAGATCCTTCCCACAGCAACTCGACTTGGCCACTGGTGTTGACGCGGACCTGCAAGATGCCGTTGACGCCGAAGATCGTGCTGTTGGCCGCGAGCGAGTCGATCTGGAAGACCACTGCCACGGTATACGCGTTGCGATCCGGCTGCTCAACCAGGGTATGCAGGATGCCGTCGCTGCTGCCGCCGGCAATGCGCAATGACCGTCCGCGCGCCGTCACATCGGCAGTGACACCCGAGTAGGTCGACGACGCGATAGCTGCTGACGGCGCATGGCGCGCGCCGAGCGGGCGCAGCAGCAGCGTCGGCCGCGGCGCGTAGGTGCCGGCAGGCGCACCGACAGGCGGCTGCGTGCGCCTGGCGCGTGACAGCAGAGCGGTCATCTAGTCGGCGCTTGCGTTGATCGCAACGCTTGTGGACGACGCCGAGCAGGTAACGCCGCCGAGAAAAATGCCTTGCCCGTTCGCCGGCCACGTCGTGCCGCCGTCTGTTGAGTGCTGCAAGTAGAGCGCGCACGTCCCAGTGGCCGATGCGCTCGGCGCAAACGTGGCGGTGACGTGGGCGCCGAGGTTCTTGACGCTGCTGTTGTCGACCGTGCTGGAGTTGCTGTAGGCCCCGGCGCTGACGCTCACGGCGCTGAGCTGCGCGGCCTCGCTTGCGTCAGTGCGCGAGCCGTCCGACGCAAACTTCCACGGCCGATCCTTGACGGTCACCGTGACGCTAACGCCGGTGCCGTTGTAGGCTTGGTAGCGGTAGGTGTGGCCGAGCATCAGGCGCCCTCCTCGACTGCATCGCGAACTTGCTGCCAGGCGACCGGATCAGGCGCAAGAGCGATGGCCTTGAGGCCAGTGACCTCCGATGCCGTGAGCACGCCCAGCCCCTGAAACTGGTCGAGCATGCCGCGCAGCGCCTGGCTGCCAAAGTCCAGGCCGTCGCTGGACAGGAAGGTGAGCTGGCGACGCAGCAACGAGCCCATGACCTGTTGCTGCTCGTCGCCGCTGGCCAGCATCGCATCACGCGCCGCTTCGAGCTTCAGCAAGATAACTTCCGCGGCGAGCGGACCGCTCGGCACATGTTCGGCCAGGCCGCGGGCGCTGACCATGCGCGGCACGACTTTCATGCGTCCGACGGACAGCGTGTCGGCGATGGCCTGCAGGTCTCCGACTTGCGCCAGCGCCGTCAGCTCGGCGCTCGCCGCGATCGCGGCGCGGATCTCCTGCAGCGTCACGCGAACACCTTTTTGAACGTGAGCTGCAGGCTGTCACCGATGCCCAGGTTGACGACGGCGAACGTGGCGCTGATGTCGATGTTGCCGGCCGAGCTGGCATCGAAGGTGCCGGCTTCGTCCACCGCGCGGGCGGCGGTCGCGGTGATCGTGCCCTGCGTCTGGTAGGTGTCGTTCGTCGTGGTCGTGGTCACGTTGCTGGACGTGCCGGCGGCGCGCGACTCGACGGCCGAGCTGAGC